GAAGACATACGTTTGTCTTACAAGAAACGGTTGTTTTCAATTCTCTTGAGGCTCAAGTTGGGACACGGTATGCACATATGACTATGAGTCAACTGAAGGAAAAGTCTTCGAACAACAAATCAAGAAGACGTATTCTTACCTGGTTGATTCTTGAAAGTGATTTTGCCGCACACAATTCGAAATTTTTGCAACTTGTGGATAAGTCTGCCCCCTGTTTTGAAAAACCTGGAAGGCTCAAGTCGTTCTTTATGAAAATACGAGACCGACGAGTGAAGGTTTTGATAAACATTGATGAAGAATTAGGCCAGTCAGTCTACAAACGGTGTTATAGTTGGATTGAATTGAAAGCTGAGGCTGGTTGGTTCAATATACATCATGATCATGAACATGTCCATCACGTTGATATGCCAAGTTCGGTTGAAAGTTTGGTGGAACAAGTGACTTCATTTTTGGCAACGTGGAACCAAGTGGTTCCTGGGAAAGCAAAATTGGTGTCAATCGCTGCAAAACTTGTGGCTATGTTCCGTTCAAATTTCGACCCTGTTGTTTGTTCAGCAATGATTTTGGACTTCTTGGTCACTTGTGGAGTCGCATTAGATATCGCATCTCAATTGGGAGAAAAATTGTTTCCCATGTTAAAATCCATTTTTGGATATTTTTCCGGGAGACTTCAAGGTGAAGCAGGACATGATGTTGTGTTGAATGCTTTGGCCTTGGTTTTTGGAACAATTGTGATGAAACAGATTCCCACTGGCTCTAAATTTGGAGACATTTTGAATGGTGCAGCGAAGTTGGGATCATTTACCAGAGGATTGTCTTTTGCTTGGACTGGAATTGAGAAAGTTTTAACTTATCTCATTACCAAATTCCATGAATGGAAGACAGGTCTACCAAGCTCCATTGAAGAAATTGATAATTTGATTTCGGGAACTCAAAAATGGTATATGGATATTCAACAACTTGCACGTTTGGAAATCGGAGATGATGTAGAGAAAGATGCTGGTTTGTGCTCTCGAATTGCAGTACTATATAATGAAGGGCTGAGATTGAAAGCACGAGTCCAGGAGTTTCAATTGGATGCACGTTTGGTTTCCGCATTTAATGAACATTTTCGATTCATTAATAGTTGTTTTGAAAAAGCGCAGGGATCCGGAGCATTCAGAGAGGGACCTAGAATTGAACCTCTTGTCATTTATGTTTATGGAGGAACAGGAGTTGGAAAGTCAGCAATGGTTTGGCCCCTTTGTCAGGATATTCTTTTGAAAGAAGGAGGATTTGATGATGACTTCTTGAAATATGTTTATATGAGACGTGTTGAGCAAGAGTTCTGGGATGGATATCGCAGTCAACCAATTGTTGTATATGATGATTTTGCTCAGTTGGTTGATTCTGCTGCCAAGCCAAACGAAGAGTTTATGGAGATTATTCGTGCTGGCAACATTGCTCCCTATCCATTGCACATGGCTAATTTGGCTGACAAAAACAAGACGAATTTTGTTTCGAAATACGTCGTTTGTACGTCAAACACGGATCCATCAAGATTGAAACCCGGCTCGCTTACATGCAAGGATGCATTCCGACGAAGATTTGATATTTGTGTCGAAGTTGAAGTTGTGGATGAGTATGCAAAGCGGGATGAGAACGGAAATTGGAGAGTAGATCCAGCAAAGGTGAAGGCAAAATTGGG